AGAATGTCTCTGGTAGTACCTCAAAAAAACAATATCAACAATTAGGAAAAACACTTGGTTATAAGTCACTTTCAAATACCGTAGAACCACCGGTACCACCGGCCGTTGTTGAACTTGAAGTAGTACCTTTAACTGGTGGTGAAGAACAAGGATCGGGTAGTAGTTCCGTTGATAATGGAACTCTTACTGGTGGTGACATTTTTAATGGTAGTGTTGATAGTTTTTTAGCACCTGATGGGTTTTCTAGTGGTTTGACTTTTACAGACTTTGGATCATTAGATGGTGATGCATTTTTAGGAACAGCAGATGATGCACTTAGTAAAGACAATACCGAGTTCGATACAGACGATAAATTCTTTACTCGTCAGTATGATAAAGATGGTGAAATATTAAAATATCCAGAAGCAGACCTTACTAGTTTTGGTTTCGATTATATTCAAATTACTGGTCACAAATATACAACCTTAAAGGCTGGTGGTTTTGGTGCATTTGGTAAAGATAGTAAAATTGGTGACGAGATTAATACTTTTGAAGATAACAAAGGTGTTTCGAGTAAATTGGGCCAAGTAACAAAAATAATACAATTGCCGATGCAACCTGGTCTAAGTGAATCTAATGCTGTTGACTGGAATCAAGATGAAATAAACGAAATTCAAAGAAGGGCCGCCGGTCTTGCAGCTCAGGGAATTACTGGAATTCAAAACGCAAAAAATATTGGAGATGGTTTAAATGTTGCAGCAAATTTACTGAGTAGTGCAGGATCAACAGTCCAAGAGATGTTGACCAATGAAAAACTGGGACCATTCATTACTGCATATTTTGCTGGTCAAGCAGTTGGGGCTAATATAGTAGGAAGATCTACCGGTCAGGTTTTAAATAAAAATCTCGAACTACTGTTTAAAGGTCCAAAGTTAAGACAATTTAGTTTTAATTTCACCTTTACACCAAGATCTGATAGTGAAGCACTAACCATCAAAAAAATGATACGGTTCTTCAAAAAATCAATGGCACCTGAGATATCACCTGAAAGAATTTTTCTTTATACACCCGATATCTTTCAATTACAGTATATACATAATAGTGGGGGAGGTCATCCCTATCTGAATCGGTTTAAACCTTGTGCTCTTACTAACTTTAGTGCTAATTACACACCAGGTAACAGTTACATGACATATAAAGATGGTTCAATGACACAATACCAGGTTACTATGACATTTAGTGAACTTGAACCCATATATCAAAGCGACCACGATGTAGCAGGAGGTACTGGTTTCTAATGGCCAAACCATATTTTAGATATATTCCAGATTTTGAATATGTAGATAGAACTTCTAGTGGTCAGAAAATCTCTGATTACACCGAAGTCAAAAACTTATTCAAAAGGGCAAATATACGAGAAGATATCCTAAACAATCTAGGTTTCTTTACAAAATACCAGGTTATTGGTGACGAAAGACCTGATAATGTCGCAGAAAAGGTTTATGGTGATTCCAACCTCGATTGGTTGGTGATGTTATGTAATAACATTATTCACTATGAGAATGAATGGCCTATGGCTCAGGAATCATTCAATAACTACTTAATCAATAAGTATGGATCATATGAAAATGCATATACGACAAAACACTATATCACAAGTCAAATAAGAGACAGCCAAAATACAATTATTGTTCCTCAGGGTGTTATTGTACCTAGTGACTATAGTGTCACATTTTACGATGAGGGTCTAGATCAGACTATTACTCGTCAGGGTGTATATCCTGTATCAAATTATGAATACGAAATATCGGTACAAAACAAAAAAAGAAATATATTCATAATTAAACCATTCTATCTTGCTTTGATTATTGACGATCTTGAAACAGTAATGCCTTATGGTAAGGGTTCTTCGCAGTATGTGTCTCCTGGTCTGGTAAGAGGAGAAAATATTAGACTATTCCAGTAATAAAAAAAGTAATAGGGCCATTTTTCCCCGGAGTTTTTTTGTCGGCCTTTTTGGAATCAAGGCCGCAATTTCATTTTGGGTAAAAAAAAGGGTCGTAACCTAAGTTACAACCCCATTAGAATTATATGTTATGGTTCAAGACTCGGCCAATTTGCTGAAATAGCTGAGAGGATCATCATCGTCATCAGTAGAGGATGTTGGTTCAACATTCTTTGATGCTTGGTAAGAGTCTTCAAGTTTTTGCATGACTTGTTCTTCACTAACAGCGCGTTGTTCAGTTGCTGCATAGTTGTCATACTCGGTCTCCTGTGCTTCTTGGCGTGCTTGTGATTTACTGCCCAGAACCATGTCTAGACGCTTCTTCAACTCATCATATGATTTGAACTGATCTGCCGCAGTAAGAGCAGTCAATGAATACTGCTTCTTCCAGATTGCTTCCATCGCATCGTCATCATCCAGAAGAGGAGAGACACGATCAAACTCACTAGAGTCATAGTTCCAGTAACCTGCAACCTTCTTCAGTTTCAGTTTAAAGTTTGCACCCTGCCAGAAGTCAAAGGGATTGATTGCAGTCTCATCCTCAAACTCAGGTTGCATTGCTTCCATGATCTTATCAAAGATCTTCTTACCAAACTTATACAGGAAGACTTTGCCTTCATTCTGTGGATTGGCTTTGTCCTGGACAACATAGATGTTGGCGTAGAAGGACAGTTTACGTTTCTGTTTACGTACAGTATCTTTATCACTCTCATTACCAGTGTTCCACAACTCACGGTTGAGTTCACCGATAGGATCCTTACCACCAATGGTAGTCAGAGAGTTCTCAATGTACCACCCACCAGGTCCCTGGAAGGCGTGAGAGAACAACTTTACCCATGGTAGGTCTTCACCGTCTGGAGCGGGAAGGAATCTAATTACAGCATAACCGTTACCGGTCTTATCCATTTCTGGTTTCCAGATGCGTTCATCCGCACCCCCACCTTTATTTTCCATCTTCTCGACTTCCTTCACCAGTTTGGAAGTCAGATTCCCAAGGGAACTTTGCTTTTTAAGGTCTGAAAAACCCATTTGTACCTCGTATTAAATGTATTTGGCTTGTGTCCCAGACTTGGGTGGGGTGTCTTGGGGACCCCTCTACTATACGACCCTCAAGAGGGGTTGTCAAGTGATTTTTTCATGTTCTCAATGATGTTAGTCATATTTGAAAACACATATGTCAGATCTACATCAGGAGGAAACCCGAGTTGCACTGCAGAAGTCATGATGTCATTTTTCATATCTTTTGCTTGTGGGTCATCAGATAAACTCATTCTAGCATAAAGAATTTGTTGTTTCTTCAACAACTCTTCTAGCATTTCAATATGTTCAAGTTTATCTTGATCATCCATCGATGCAAAGGTAAAAACTTTTGTATAAATTTCTTCCTGGAGTTCAGCAATCCTTTTCATCTCTTGCTGAACCATTTCTGACTCAAAGAAACTCATTCGCCTTCTACAACTTCAGTTTCTGATGTTTCTGTAGGATTGTTTTGTTCTTCGATCTGTTCCAGAACTTCGATTGCACCAATAAGTTTCAGGTACATCTCTCTGGTAGTTTCAAGTCCTTGTTCTACTTCAACTCGCTGTTTCCGTAGGTTCTCAAGTACGGTTGCATTGTCAAGAGCCATGGATTATTATCTCCTTTAAAATTGATTTGAATTTAAATACATCAATATGTATAAACGAATTATACTTATTGATTCTCATTGATAGGAATTTCCACACAGGGTCTGAAAGATTCTTATCAAAATCATCTTTGAATCCGATTATCTTATTCAAGATAACCATCGTCTCTAACGAAATGTTTTTTGCCAGATGTTCTTTGATGATTTGAGGGTGTCGAGTCCCCTCAATCTTAAACATACCATCAAAGTCTTTATTTGTAAAGACATCCTCTATCTCAGTCTTGAACGTATAAGATAGTGATTGAAGGCGTTTCTTCCACTCGGTGTAATTCTGTTCTCCGTTTCTGACGATCTCACCAATCCACAAAGACTGAGGATCATCACAACTAACAAAATTAGACACGAAGAATTCAACAACTTGACTATCATCTTTTTGTCTACTCAACTTTTCAAAAAAGAACCGATCCCGTCTCTTGTAGAAAGATTGTAGAGAAGCCCTAGACTTACCACCATAACGATGATAGTCGTAGTTAGATTTTGTAAAGTGATTTTTCAATCCAAGGTATGCCTTGTATGTATCAAAGGGTGTCACTTTAGGTATCATATAGGAAGTTTGGCGTGAGATGTTTTCTTGAGTAGATTCAATTCCATTGCTTCTGCTTTCAATCTTTCTTTAAGAGGTTTCGAAATCAGTTTAGGAATAGATTCAATATCTAGACTATTTTTTTCACAAAAATATACAATTGCATCAACATATTTCATTCCATTACCGTTCTTGACAATGGCTTCAATCTCTTCTGCAAAAGTTCGACTACTATAGAATTTCTTTTCTATAATTTTATCGACACTTAACTCTTCAGGGCTTTGCATATTCTCTGAGT